TGCCTTGAATGACGCCAGCAATGTCCTCATCCGCGCCGTCGTCTACCGGGTGCACCTTGATGCTCGGCCGGTTCATGCGCTGGTCATTGATGACCTGGTGCACGAACGCTGGCAGCTTATTGATGATCAGGACCGGGCGCTTCTCCACCTCGCGGAGCTGGCGCATGTCCTCGGGCCACTGCTTACCGGCGATGAACCGGAAGTCCTCAGCGGCTTCCTTACGGTCATCGTCGGAGTGGCGGATGCACATGGCGAGCCTGTCCCGAGCCTCTTTCAGGAGGTCTTCGGCGGCTTGTCCGGTGGTCTTTTCAGCCATTGAGAATGGTTTTCGGCGGTCGCGCCATCACCAGCGGATCGGCCTGGATGGGCTTGAAGTCAAACGCCCCATACCAGCGCATCAGGTCGCGCTTTGTCATTGGGCATTCGTCGTAAGGGTTCACTTGCAAAACCAACGTCATGCGCTCACTGTCGGCCTGGCCGCACACCTTGCGCATCAGCGCCGATGCGTGACCCTTGCGGCGCTCGCTATGCGGAGTGTTGACGCTGGTGATCTCGCGCACATGGCCGCGGATGTTCACCGGCACCATGAGGCTGAACGTCACCCGAAGCGATGACGGGCCGTGCGCGATGGTTCCTGGCTTCATTCGATTTTCTGGAATGCTCTTGCCGTGGACTCTTCGGCGGCTTTTGCCTCGCCGTACCAGACGCCACACATGAAGCCCAACAGCCCCGCGGCGATGGGGAACAGCACAATTACGATTGCAACCGGATCCATCGTTTACCCCATCCATCCGTGCGAGCTGGGTGCGTATTCGTCTTCGTCGTCATCCGAGCGCCTGGGCTGCGGATCGGTGTGGCCAATCGCCAGATACCGGAAAGCGTCGGCCGCGTGACTCGTCCAGTCGTGAAGCGGGCCAAGTGCAATGCCTCGCTTCTCATCGAACTTTTCTCGGTACTGCCTTAGCGCATCAATCCCGACTGCGCATTTCTTGGCGTCGAAGTAGCAGCGCGGCAGCGTCATGCGAACAGCGTTCATGCCATCAGTCACTGGAATCTGCTTGACCACGTTGAACGTGATTCCAAGCCCCCTGGCGATTTCCCAACGGCTCTTGCCGCTTCCGAGTTCTCGAACCCGGATGTCGTGAGGGCCGTAGTGCTTGCCGTATAGGTATGGCTTCTTGCGCAGTTCATGCGCGTAGTAGTCCAGCCCGTGTCCTTGGGCCTCTAGGTAGTCGATGATGCGAATCTCGCGGCCAACCACCTGCATGAACCAGATTGACATGCTATCCGAGACACCCAAGTCCCACGCCGTGTGAGTCTGCAACATCGGGTCATGCGGGACCGATGTGATGCGCCCTTCTTCTTCGGCGCGCTGCAGTTCTTTGGCGTAGTAGGCGCCAGTGATGGCCGCATCAAAGCTGCACTCAAACTCTTGCAAGTACTCGTTTTCAGGCATCGAGCGCCGCAACCGTTCTAGCTCGTCGCGCGATATCAGTCCGGTCTCGCTGGCCTTCAGCACTTGAACGAACCATTCGGGGTCGTCCCTTGCGCGCTTGTATGTCGCGCCAAGCAGGTTTGCCCAGCCTTTCGGAGTCCCGCTCAGGTCAAGCCATCCCTGGCGGTCCGAAAGCGCGGGCATGATTACTTGCGTCAGCGCGCTCGGGGCGATGTCCTGGGCTTCGTCCGCCGCCAAGCCGTCAAAGTACAAGCCCCGCAGTCGCTCTGCGTTCTCGGCCCCGTAAAGCCTGATCTGCGCGCCGTTGTGCCCGAACTGCACCGACAACTCCGATTCGTTCGGCTTTCCGCCAACCGCCTGCATGATCGGCGCGGTGTAATGCTTCAGGTAGGCCCAAGCGATGTCCTTCGCCTGGATGTAGTACGGGGCAAGATAGCCAAACCTGGGCGCCTGCTTCTCACAACTCGCAGCCGCCCGGATCAGCTTGTTGATGCGCGCAACAGTCTTGCCAGCCCGGCGATGTGCGACGGTCAAGCAAAAGCGCCTGTCGCTGTCGTGGTAACTCTCGAAGGCCTCCCGCGGCTTGTACGGGATGACTACTTCAGCCAACGGAACTCAACCGGCTTGTCGCCGCCGCTGTGCGTCAGATCCACCTTGTCGCCGTACTTCTTTGGCGCCTTCTTTGAAAGCGACCACTTGCGCACGTCGATCCTGTTCCGCTGCCAAGCCACCCAGCCAGCATCCACGCTGCCGCTGGCGGTCTTCTCTGGCGGCTCATCGGCCAACTCTTGCAGGCCTTCAAACTCAATGTCAGCGCCCACAGAGCGTGCGCGCGTGTATTGGTCAGCCAGCGCTTGATTCTGATCGCACCACAACAGGAACGTCGGATGCTTCATCCCGACCGACTCACAGGCTTTTCGCAGGCTTTCGCCTTCAGCGACCAACGCACAAACTGCGTCCGCTTTCTCTTGCGTGAACATGGGGCCTCTCGGCAGTCATGGCGATGCGCGCCAAGTCGCTGCGGTGCACAAAGCAAAAAGCCCCCATTGCGGAGGCTTCGACTCACGGTCTAGCGCTGTCGGCGCCGCCTCCAGAATGGATGGGCTCGCCTGTGCTAGTGCTCGCAAGTTGGGGCGATTGTATATCGCGGCGTCAAATGTTCGTCAAATCATTCGATTGATCAGCATCGTCCTGCCGTCCAGCACATAGCGGGCTAGCGCTTCAGCAGTGCAACCGATCACGCGCCTTATCTTCATCGGCGAGCCTGGCGTAACGTAGAACCAGCCCAATGCCCGCATGTGCGGTTCTGGCAGCTCGCGCACTCCTTTGGCGATCTTGGCGGCGTCTGCTCGGTCTACGGGTATGGACGGTTCCGGGGCATGCCACACCTCATCGCTGCGGTAAAGCCTGAACATCGGCGAACATGCGCCGGATGTCGGGCTGTTGTTGGCCCTGCCCCAATTTTCTAGCCGCGCATGTATGCATAGCTGGCGCTCTGGAATGGCTTGGAAATCTACCGCGTCTCGCTTCATCCCGCCTCCATCCTCACAGTTGCGCTACCCGCACCAGCACGCCGGGCGTTTCACCATAGCGCCGCAACATCGCCAGCTTCACAATTTGCTTGTCGTCCACCCACGCAACGCCGTTGCCGCCGTCCGCGATGGCCTTGGCGATGTTGTCGATGTCCGGCTTGACGGTCGGATGCAGCAAACCGCTTAAAGCGTCGTTCCTGCGTTTTTTCGACCATGACGCTGGTACGGTATGGACTGCCTCGATTTCGACGGCCAGCGGCCCGGAAAACGGGATACCTGAGCCCATCGCGGTTTGTGCTGCCATCGCAACCAATCCTTCATACGCCACGGTCTTGGCCGGCGTGAACATCCGCGCATGGCCGCCGCTCTTGCCGACGCGACATCTCCCTTTCCCTTGTGGCTCCCCAGGCACGGTGAAAGCGATGTTCGTGATCACGCCGGCCTCCACTCGAACGCACTGCGCGCTGCCGTCACCTCGAACGGAAGCGGCGCCCCGGCTGGGCAAATCGTGCGTTTCACGGGCAGTTCGTCCGTGTCGTCAGACTCCAGCGCGCCGGGGTCAATGCCGTTGCGCTTCAGGTAGTGCCTGGCGTTGCTGCGCTGACGCTTGGCCTTGAATGCCTCCCGCTTGATCGCCTCGACCATGGCTTTGGCGGCAGGCAAGTCCGCGGGCAGCATCCACAGCACGACGCGCTCGTTCGTCCACAGCTTGCATATTTCGCCGGACTGCCTGAGCCGGCCAAGGACGTGCTGCGCTGTCAGCTCCGACACACGCCACAGCATGGCGATCTCGTGCTTCTTCATCGCGCCGCGGCTTAGCGCCGGGCGAAGGTCGCGCATGCGAACCGCGTCGAAGCATGAGCCCCGAATCGCGTTGGGGGTTTTGTTCTTGGCGGGCATCAGGTGTTCGCTCCAGTCAACTCGGGTGAACCAACGGCGTCGGCGCGTTGGCAGGAAGAAACGAGCGCCCCAGAGGTGTCACGCCAGCCCTGCGCCCAGCGCCTCGTGCGCGGCCTGTAGCCGTCGTGAAACCCCCGCTGCCACTCGGTGCTGGCTTGGTGGAGGGGCAATCCGCGCCGCTCGTTCGTGCGGTCCGCAAAGGCCTGGCGCTCGCCGGCATCGAAGCCTTCGGCGTAGGTCGCGGTGGTCTCGTCAAGCATGCTCGTCGACCTCCACTCGCTGCACCGGTCCCCAGCTCTCGCGCTCAGGCTTGCGCGCCACCGGCCGCTCCTTGCGCAGCCCGCAGCGGTGCGCCAGCTCCTCGCGCAGCCGCCAGAGGTAGAAGTTCCAGTTCGTCCGCTCCACCGGCGTCGGCATCATCTCCGGCTGCTCGCGCCAGTAGGTCTCGGCCACGCGGATCCATGGCGCACCTTTCGACGGCTTCGCGTAGAGGCGCTGAAGCTCTTCGATGTGGTCGATCAGCCAGCGGTGCTGCTCGAGCGATGCCGTCACGTCGGCCCAAGCGCTCGGGTCGGCCCAGGCATGCCACTGGCAGAAGAACTTTCCCCCGCTGCCGAGGTCGACGCTGCCGCGGCATGGGCACCCGTAGGCCTCGCAGCCGCCGATGCGCTGGGCCTTGTCCTCGGGCGGGCTCGCTGCCTCACGGACGCGCTGGCGGATCGACTTCGCGGCGCCCTTCGCGGCTGTGCCGGCGTCGGCGGTTTCGGTGCTCATGCGGCCTCCGTTGCGGGTTGCGGTGTGGGCTCTCCGGCGCGGCGCCAGGAGGCGACGACGCGGGCCTCGTACTCGGCGTAGCTCTCGCCGTCGCGGGGATTCCCGGCGCCGACTTGGCGGGCCATGGCGCGAATGCCGCGGTCGGACTTGCGCCAGGCGAGCGGGTCGGCCTGCGTCACGCTGCCGCGCAGCACCTTGCCGGCGGATTCCTTGGCGCGCTCTCGCTCCTTGGCGACGGTGGCCACGAGGTAGCGGAACGGGTCGTCGGCCTTCTTCGCTGCCTCGACGTAGCCCAGGAACTCCTCGGTCGTCACCCCCGCGTCGACCAGCATCCGAAAGCCCTGGTGCCCGGGGTTTGCTCGGGCTATGCCGGCCTTGCGGAGGGCCATCGTCACCGCGCCGTAGGCCGTGGGATTGCCCAGGGTTTCGGTGTCGTCGTCGTCCGACCCTCCAGGGGGGTGGTGTTCCTCTGTCTTATCTTCTGCAGATGCAGATGCAAATGCAGGGGGGGGTTGTTTGTCGGCAGTAAGGGGGGTTTCCGAACCCCCCTCTGACTGTCGCGGCCTACCCCCCTTCTTTCCGTGCTCGGCGCCCTTCACGCCGTGCTCCGCGCCGGCCTGACCCCCGTTCGCGCGGCGCTCCCGGAGGGCTTCATCGCGCACCATTCGGCGGCTGAAGATCGTGCCTTCGTCGGTCCGACTGAATACCCCGGCCTGCTCCAGCTCTCTCATCAGCGTGGCGCATTCCTTCGCCGTGATGCCGACCAGGCGGGCCAACTGCGGCGGCAGCATCGGTGCGCTGCCGACCAGCAAGTGGCCGTAGGGCTCGCAGTCGTGCATGAGGCAGTTCATCTCGTGCCATAGGCCGCGCGCTGCAATGGAGCAAGCCTGTAGCGCCGTGTCGCGCCGCCAGTCGCCCCAGTAGTACTGCGATGCTGGGCGTTTCAAGCCCCCTCCTCCACGTCCCAGATCAGCTCAGGCGCCTTCTGCATGACGCGGGCGTGCGTGCGGGTCAGGAACTCGTAGGTGTCGCCGCTCACGCAACGAAACTCGGACGGAACCACCTTCAGCCCGAGGTGGGCCAAGATGCCGGCGAACTTGTCGAGGTGTTCGTTGACCATGCGGTTCACGGTTGGTGCACTGACCCCGAGCGCGACGGCCAGGGACGCCTGCGTTTCATCGCCGTTCAGCCGCTGAAGGACCGACGAGGCGATCTTTCTGGCGCGTTCAGGCGGGGTCAGGAACAGTTGGGACATGTCAAGCACACGCCACATCGAAGAAGTAGCCCAAGCCCTTGCGGGCCTGGGCAAAGCACGCGGCGTCACCAGGGAGGTGAGGTGCGCCACCGGATCGGCCGGCGTCAAGTGCGTGCGTGGAGACAACGGTTGCAGCCCGCGGAGTCGAACCGCATGTCTCCGGGTTATGAGCCCGGCGGATTGCCGTCTTCCTCGGCTGCTGTTGGTGAAGCGGCCCCGGGCGCAACTCCGGGTAGTTTCTCGGTCGGACTTCGACATGCTGTGCCCCGCGATTAGATGGCTGCAGAGCGGCCTGCGGTTGTCGGGCTTGGGATGCTTGGGCACTTCATGCGCTGACCTCGGGGGCGGCATCCGATGCTGCCGTGGAAGTCTTCACCACAGGCAACGCGCATCCAGGTTCAGCCTTCAGCGCGCCATCGGTGATCGCCTCCAGTTGGATCTGCCGAATCGCTGGCGGGTATTCCTTCCACAGCGAGACGGACCCTTGACTCATGCCCAAGGCAGCGGCCAACGCCTGCTGAGTCCCGAAGTGCTTGACGGCCTGGTCTTTGGTCATGGCCGGATATTGGCACGCCGATACAGCAATGTCAATAGGCCCGCCAATGCAATAAGCGCCACGTGTGCTCCCTGTTGCGGTGCAAGGCTGCCCCGTGTGAGCGGGGATGGACCCACGAGTTGGTGTTCCTCTGGCGCGAGCTTCCAGAGACTGGACGACAGATGGTGCTTGACGCGGCTCAATCCGCGAAGCGCGCCCTTACCTCAGAGCAGACGCCCAGCAAGTAGCGCTGTCGCAACGGCAGGCGCGCGAACTTTCGCATCTTTTATTGGGCGGCCTATTGACAGTAGGTATTGGCGAGCCGATACTCTCTCCATCGACACAGCAACCGGAGAGACAGATGACAACCCGCAAGGCCAAGCCGGACGAAGACACCAAACCCGCCGAGACGGTCGTCTCATACAAGGGCTTCAACGCCGACTGGACCTGCCGCGGCTATCAGTTCGAGGTCGGCAAGACCTACGAGCACAGAGACTCAGTCGTCGCCTGCGAATCCGGCTTCCATGCATGCGAATACCCGCTGCATGTGCTGCGCTACTACCGCCCGGAAAAGTCGGTGTATGCGGTGGTCGAACAGGGCGGCACCCTTGCGCGCCACAAAAACGATTCAAAGATCGCCAGTTCGCGCCTGACCGTCACGGCGACCATTGACCTTGCCGGTCTTGTAAAGGCTGCGATCAAGTACACGATGGACCGCTGCAAGTCAGCTCAAGGAGACTGGTCAAAGAAGCAAAACGCCTCGGTATCGGCGCAGAGGTGCAACGATTCGGCCACGGCCAGCGGCAACTACGGCGCGGCCACGGCCAGCGGCGACTGCGGCGCGGCCACGGCCAGCGGCGACTGCGGCGCGGCCACGGCCAGCGGCAACTACGGCTCGGCCACGGCCAGCGGCGACTATGGCGCGGCCACGGCCAGCGGCGACTGCGGCGCAGCCACGGC